TGGGAGCAGCAGAAGAATCTGCTTGCAATAGCTGAACAGAATGGTATAATTGCAGGAAGAGGCCCCGCAGATAATTTCGATAGAAAGATGAGAATCTACGGGGTGGATGAAGACTTGGCAGCGGTGAACCCGAACTTCTCTACAGGAGAGTATAAGTGGCAAAACAACTGCCAGCGCTGCGTACCGACCTATGAAATGCGCAGGCGTGGTTATAGAGTTACGGCGAAGCCGATACCTACGGGATCAGCGAAGGATGCATTAGCGCAAACGTTTGAACTGGCATGGACAAGGCAAGACTCACAGTTGTGTCTAAGAAAAAACGCCCTACAAAAAATTAGGATGAAAATGTCCACCTGGGGAGACGGCGCAAGAGCGGAAGTGTTTTTGGCATGGCCAAATGGGAGTGGGCATGTATTTGTTGCCGAACAGCGTAACGGCGAAACAATTTTTGTTGACCCGCAAAACCCAGCGGCTGACGCTTCAAAGTATTTAGAGAAGGCCGTTGCAGGCAGTGTAAGATTTCTGCGTATAGATAACAATAGCCCATCCGACTATATTCTTGATTGTTGCGAAAATGAGAGGTGAAAGCATGGAAAAAGAACAGTTTATCGAAAGGTTAAATGGAAACCTTAATGTAGGAGGAACATTCAACTTCTTCACTGAGCAACATGACGGCTTTATCTTCTGGTTAAAAGGAAGCAGAAGACTTGTCATTTGGGTAGATGACAAAGGATTCACCAGCCCAGAAAACAGTAGTGATGCTGAACCGAGAAATATTGGCGAATTTCAGTCTATCGAGGAGATGCTGGCGAAATTCAAAGTGGATGGGACGTTGTTTGCAGAGTCGGTCCTTCCGACTATAGAGAAATTGAATCAGATTTACGCATGAAAGCACTGTGCAGAATTGTACAGTGCTTTTTCATACCACAAGAACAGGAGGGATAATATGCTGACGTGTATTTTGCTTTTCATGGTCGGATTGAAATTAGAGATGGGCACAGCGTATTTTGTTGCGCTCACTATTGCGGCGATTCTTTGTTGTATCAAGTTCGGCATGAACATTGCAGATAAGTGAAGTGATTAGCAGCAGCCGAAAGGGTGCTTTTTTGATACTCATTTCCAGGAGGCAAGGCCATGATTCAGGTAATCATCCGACAAGGCTCTATCCAGGTCACCGGTCACGCTGGCGCAGGACCGCCCGGCCATGACCTGGTCTGTGCGGCGGTATCCACGCTGGTGCAGACCTTTGTTCGGTCAGCGGAGGAGCTGACGGACGTACAATTACACAGCGACATTGCGCCCGGCGGGGCGTTTGTCAGATATGAGGGATCGCCGCAGGTGCAGCTGCTGGCCGATTCCTTTTTTGTTGGCGTGCAGGGGGTGGCGGAGGCTTATCCCCAGTGCGTACAAGTCTTAGATCGCCGGGAACGGCGCGCCGAAGCCCTGACGGCGGAAAAACAGGGGAGGCACTCGCCCAACGAATAATGGCGGAAAACTTTTTGAACGGAGGAACCACAATGAACGATCACGATATCTGGAAGTTCGACCTACAGCTGTTTGCAGACGACCCCGCGCCTGACACGGGCAGTGATGAGGGCGCGGAAGCTCCGGAGGGCAAGCCCCCGGAGGATAAGCCCGAAAAGCCGGAACAGGGGAAGAAGCGGTACACGGATGAAGATGTGGACGACATCATCAACCGGAAGTTCGCCGAATGGCAGAAGAAGCAGCAGAAGGCCGTCAACGAGGCCAAGAAGCTGGCGGAGATGAACGCCCAGCAGAAGGCGGAGTATGAGCGTGACCAGCTCCAGAAGGAACTGGACGACTACAAGCGCAAGGACTCGCTGGCCGAGATGACCAAGACAGCCCGAAAAATGCTCTCCGAGAGCGGCATCACCGCCTCCGACGACATCCTGTCCGTCCTGGTCACGACCGACGCCGAGCAGACCAAAGCGGCCATTGACAGCTTCTCCAAGGCGTTCCAGGCGGCGGTGGAAGCAGCTGTGAAGGAACGGCTGAGAGGGGAACCGCCTCGCAGAGGTTCGGGCGGCGGCGCCACTCCCATGACCAAAGAGCAGATCATGAAGATTCGGGATCCCGAGCTCCGGCAGAAGAAGATGCTGGAGAACAAAGAACTTTTCAATTTTTAAGGAGGAAGTGTTATGAACAGATTTGACTTGCAGCTGTTTGCGGTCGATACCAAAACCGTAAAGTCTGCCGACCTGGCAAAGGTGCGTGACGTGGACTTTACCGAGCAGTTTGTCGCCGGTATCCAGACCCTGATGACCATGCTGGGCGTCACCCGCAAGCTGGAGAAGAAGGCGGGGGAGACTCTGAAAGTGTATAAGGTCACTGGCACGCTGGAGAGCGGCACGGTGGCAGAAGGTGAGGTCATCCCCCTCTCTAAGTACACCACCAGCTATACCCCCATCGGCGAAGCGACCCTGAAGAAGTGGCGCAAGGTGACCACCGCCGAGGCGATTTCCGAAAAGGGCTATGGCCAGGCGGTGAACGACACCAACGCCAAAATGCTCAAAGACATCCAGAAGGGCATCCGGGGTGACTTTGTCAAGTTCCTGGCCACCGGCACCGGCGCAGCCAACGGCGTGGGTCTCCAGGCCGCCATGGCGCAGGTCTGGGGTCAGATGCAGGTGCTCTTCGAGGACACCTCCATCGAGACGGTGTACTTTATGAATCCGTTGGATGTGGCCGATTACCTGGGCAGTGCGCAGATCAGCACCCAGACCGCCTTCGGTATGTCCTACATCCAGAACTTCCTGGGCATGGGCACGGCCATCCTGGCATCTGATGTCCCTAAGGGCAAGATCTACGCGACTGCGGCGGAAAACATCGTGCTGTACTACATCCCGGTAACCGGCGCAGATATGGGCCAGGCGTTCGCGCTGACCGCCGACGCCACCGGCCTGATCGGCATCCACACTGGCCCGACCTACAACAACTTGTCCGCTGAAACGGTGGCTGCATCCGGCGTCGGCCTGTTTGCGGAAAAGCTGGACGGCATTGTGGTCGCCACCATCAATGGTGCGACCGACGACGGCCTGGACAACCTGACCGTCACCAGCGCCGCCAGCTCCACCACCTCCGGCAAGACCAAGCTCACCGTCTCCCCCGCGCTGACCTCCGGCAACAGCTACAAGTACAAGGTGGCGGACAACGCCGTCCTGCCTGCCGCCGGCCAGAGTGTCAAGGGCTGGACTGCCTGGAACGGCACCGATGAGATCACCGCCGCCACTGGCAAGGAGATCTGCGTGGTCGAGTGCGACAGCGCCTATCGTGCTCTCAAGGCTGGCGTGGCCACCGTGACCGCCAAGGCGTAAGAGGAGCCGGACGATGCCTGAGAGCACATTGATGACCTTGCGGACTCTCCTGGGCATCCCAGACGACAGTCGGGACGCGCTGCTGACCACCATCGTCAGCGCCGTCCAGGCGCGTCTGCTTCTGCTGCTGGGCGGCGCCAGCGAGGTGCCGGAGAGCCTGGCGTATATCGTGCCGGAGGTGGCGGTCATCCGCTATAATCGCATCGGCTCTGAGGGGATGAGTTCCCACTCTGTAGAGGGGGAGACCGTCGCTTATGCCGACAACGATTTCGCCGGTTACATGAGCGAGATCGATGCCTACCTGGACGAGCAGCAGACCACAAAACGGGGGAGGGTGCGATTCCTGTGAGGTACGACACGCCAATCTACTTTCAATCGGTGTCCGCTGGCGCATACGACCCGGAAACCGGGGACTACGGCAGCGACACCGTCACGGAGGCTGCCCGATACGCCGCTGTCATGGACACCCGCACGGAGACCATGCAGCTGGTGTACGGCGAGCTCAAGCAGGGCAGCCTGACCGTGCATATCCAGAACCACTATACAGACCCCTTTGACCGCATCCGCATCGGAGAGAAGCACTATCGGGTGGATCTCCGCCGCCGGCTGCGGGTGAAGGAGTCTTTCGTTTTGTCGGAGGTGCCGTAATGTCTGACATGAAAATCGTGGGAATGCAAGAACTGAAAAAGAAGTTGAAGAAGACGAAGATGACGATGAAGCTTTGCTTTTGAGAAGACTTAAAGAATATGAATTG